TTCTTGTGTAAATCTAGGATCAGCTATTGTATCACCAATAACACCATGACCATATGTAGCTATAATATCATCGTTTACTTCATCCGCGGGGGCAAAGCCTACTTCTAAACTATTTATATCTTCAGTATAACTTCTACTTATTAAATAATCTTGTTCAATACTAATTTGGTTAGATAATATTGTACCAAAATCAGTACCATCATTTACTTGTATTTTATTAGTAATTCTATTAGTAATACCAATAGCAGGTTGATCTAATAAATAAGGTTCTCTATTTATTAAACTTAAAGTTTGTTCGTATGTTCCTGGGTTGTTATAATATAGATTATATCTACTACTAGTTAACCCTGTTGCAGGGAAAAAGAAAGACTGTGTGATAATTGCTTCAGATTCTCCAGATATTGCAGGATGTAATGATGAGAATGGTTGTACTTTTTCAGCTAAACTTGTAGATACATAAAAATTACTTTCTAATTCATTACCTAATGGAGCTCTAAAATTAACTATATCAAATGAACTTTGTTCTCCTGTCACATTGTTCCCTTCTATACTTTCGGGATTCATAACAAGATCATTAAATACTTCTTGTTTTAATTCATGTGAATAATATCTAAATTCTTGGAATGACCCTATAAACATTTTTCCAGGCTCATTTAAAGTTATTCCATTAATTGTAGAACCTGAGGGGGTTCCTCCTAAATATACCCCATCAAATGATCCAGATCCAAATCTATTCCAATTTACATTAGCATATGAAATACCAGGACCATATAAAGCATGACCATATAAACCTTGACCATATAAATTTACAGTTTGAGCGCTTGCTGTTGAGGTTCCTGTGAATCCTATTCTATCTCCATCATCTCCATTATATATATTATTTGCAGCTCTTAAGGTGTATTGGGTATTATTTGTGTTAACATTAGTTGATGCATGAAAATCTCTTGATAAAGAAATTGTCCACCAACCTTCATCAAAAAATGGTAAATAAATACCACCATTAGAACCTGTAAAATAACTACCATTACCTGATCCAACAGTTGAACCAGAGATATAAAATTGAAGTGTACCATATTTGTTATATTCATTAGGTGCAGCTCCAGGATATGAACCTGTTACTTGAGGTTCGTATGTTAAAGTAATGCCAAAATCTACCTCAGTATTATTAGGATCATCATCTGATTTTTTAACTAATAATGATTGAGTATAATAAGTACCTCTATTATCATCTTTAGGAATACCTTGAGTTTTAAACCTAAATGAAATTCCATCAGGTACTATATTAGCATTATCTGCTATTTTATTTCTTAATAAAGGCACCCATGGAATTTGCATTGATGCACTTGGAAATAGTTGTGTTCCTACAGGAGTGTAGGCATAACTATATCTATTATACCATAGATCATAATCATCAGAATTATCTTTATCTTTACCTCCAAATTCATTTATTCTTAATATTGTACTGGGTATACCCCATATATTGATAAGCTGCCTTAATCCTGCTGTTGTACCTTTTTTCTTAACAAGGTAAGCCATGTTGTGGTAAAGACGTTTATAAATTTCTTTACTTACTCTATCTATAGCATAAGGGAATCCTTCTTCAATAAATTCTTCTACATATCCTGTAAATGAATAATTATCTTCCCAATAATTAATTACAGAACCACCATTAATAGCTATATAATTTTTTATTAATTCACTTCCAGTAGGAGGGACAAAACTACCATTATCTTCACCTGTTAAACCTATGTAGTTATCTTGATTATTATAGTTATTTCCAAATCCTTGATATCCTAAACCTTCAATAGTTGATTGAGCTAAGTCTAAAGGAACACCTTTATCTAATTGGTTAGTTGTATTTGATTTTTGACTGACTGCTTTTGTATAGAGCCAGATTTCGTCAAAAGATTGACCAACCATATTACAAAAAGTAAGATAATTATCATTTTCTTCATTCTCCCTAATAAATTCAGGTATAGTGTAAAATAACCAATTTTGATTATCTTGATCGTAAAAAGAAGCACTTAATATTTGACCCCCATAATATTGACTATTCTCATCATCACTACCCAGCCAAGTTAAAACATCTGTTGAGTCTGTGTCTTTTAATTCATATGGAAATTTAGATCCTGTTTTTGGGTATGATGAAGGCTCATCTACATAATAAAGATAATATTCATACCCATCAAAATTTTTAATTAAATTCGTGATATGACCTTCAATAGAAGATTGATTTGATGTTACTGTTAAAGATGATGAGGTTGATCCACTTATAGAATTTAAAATATTTAATTCATCTTCATAAGCTTCAATTTGTTGAACTTTATAATAAAAGTTTTTTAATCTTTGTTTTGCCGATGAAAAATTAACAAATTCATTAAATTTAGAATAATCTGGGGTGATTGTAACACCTCTTTGATTTAAATAATAATCTAAGTTATTTTTAGATGCAGTTGATGGGGTGTTAACTAATTCATTTTTTGTTTTATATACTGTAGAATTATTAACAAAATCTTTTATCTCTAAATTAGTATTAGGTCCTCTTAAGAAAGTAGCATCACCATAAATTTCACTATTATGCCATATACCTCCTGCGGTTATACACGCGTATTGTGTGGTATACTGCGGTCCTAACGTACAGACACCGGGTCTATTGGACGACCACATTCCGCCCGCAGCTTGACATGCAGCTTGAGTTGTATATTGTGGTCCTAATGAACATACTCCATTACTTGGGGTCCATAATCCCCCTGCAGCTTCACAAGCTTGTTTAGTAGGATACTCTGGTCCTAATGAACATGCTCCATTTGCAGATTCATTATTTGAAGTCCAAATACCTCCTGCTTCAGTACATTCTGTTTCAGTTTGGAATTGAGGTCCTAATGAACAAGTTCCACCATTTGTAGAAGTCCAGGTACCCCCAGCAGAAGTACATGCTTCTTGAGTGGTAAATTGAGGTCCTAATGAACATACCCCTGTACCAGCATCGCTATCAATTAGTCCTGGGCCTGTTATTGTAAAATCTGTAAAATTAGTATCTGATGTTAGTAAACCAAAATTTACATCATAAATGTAAAGTTCTATACTATTTTTATCAGGTGTAAAAGTACTTGTAATTTCTTCATTTGGGATAATAGCTTGATTATCTAACTCAAAACCGTCATCAAATAAAATACTAGGGTTAATACTATCTGTTGAAGGATTAGAAGAATCTTGATTTATTTTATACGCTTTAGATTCTGCTGTTTTGGTTACAATATAAACTTCATCTTTTAATTTAAAAGCATTGGGTAAAGCATCATATAATTTAACTAAAACAGTATATTTTTCTTTTGATGTATCTAAAAAACAATTAACACCAATATTATAATTATTCCCTTCAAATGCAATATAAAATTCATCGAAATAATCAGTAGATTCTAATCTTTCTTTAAATTCTTTATATGAAGTTTCAATCTCTTCATTAGAAAGAAAATTGTTACTTAACCTTACTTCAGTCCTATCAGATGATATTTCTGAAAGGAAATAAGTATCTGTAGGGGATGATTTTAGTTCATGGTTTATAAAATTATAAACTGTATATAAAGTCCCATTATCATACCCTCTTTTAAATAAATCTTGGGAGGGGTTTAAATTTAATATTTCAGTACTTTCACTTACTTCTGGCATGCTTAACTTTTAAATATATTATGTACCACTACTTAATGAGATTTGTTGACTTACTCCAGCATCCGCTAATGAAGTATTTAATTCATTTTCTCTTAATTGTAAATTTTCTTCTCTTAATTCTGCTATTTCATCTAATAAAGCTTGTATTTCATCATTTATAGTATCTGATCCAGCATATGCAGCACTTTCCTTAGCTAAATATTCATGTGAATTTATTAACCCCAATTTAGGTATGTCATAAAAGAATTTTTCATATAATGTCCAAAAATCCTCTAAAGTAGCTAAATTAATATCAAAAAACCCATTATCCTCCCCAGTATCTAATTGGGTAAAACCGGTATTAATGGTTTCTTCAAATTTTTTCTTATCAAAGACTTGTCTATTTAATTCAGCTTGTATTTTCATGGGTTAATTACTTTAAAATTAATACCTTCATCAAAAACCTTTGTTGCAGAACCTATTTTAGATTGTACTAATATAGTATAATATCTTTCGGGCTCCAAACCATTCATGTAAAGATCAAAATAACTCGATGTAGAATCTGCACTTATTTTTGTAAAATTAGAATCAAAATCTATTACATATTCATTTGTTTCAGTATCTTTAACTGCATATAAAGAAACATTTTCTGGCAAATAATAATTTTCCCCATAATAAGAAGCTGTTATAAATGTTCTATCTGGGTATTTTGGTATAGCCGCAAATCTAAACCTTGCTATACTTTCAGGGTAGTAAAATTCTTCATTGTTGTATACTGAAATAAAAGTTTCGGATTGGGTTAATACTTTATTAGTAGATGATCCTGTATTGAATGCTGAGTCATCCCATTTACATTCTAAGGAAGGAGGATATATTGTGTTAGTATCAATACTAAAATATCTTAATTTATGGTTATTATCTGGAGTAACGTTTGATTCGTTTTCTTTATTTTGTTTTACTAAAAATCCTTCGTTAGGAAAACCATCATTACTGTCTATTGAATTACTGTACCAAGTTTTAATTGTATTAGTCACATCAACATCAATATCTTTATCTGTGTAATAATTAAAAGATTTAGTAGAAACTACATCTAAACCTAAATTTGAGCCCGTATACCATGTTCCTCCTCCAGGTATTGTATCAAAAGAAGCAGTTGCATATTGCCCAAAAGAAGCAGTATTCCAATTATTAATTACTGTTTGTTTTTTCCAACTAACTCCATTTGTTGTGGATGGAGAATTTAAATATTGTCCTGTTCCCATATCCCAACTACCAGATACAGGGTAGAAATATAATTCTGTTTCTCTATTTAAACCTTCAGCTAAAGCTAAATAGTTTATTAAATTAATTTGATAAGGTTTATCTTTTATTTTTGTAGTAAAAACATCAGATATTTCATCTGTTGAAAATTTTATTAAATATCTACTAATGTAAGGGTCATTATTAATTAAATAAGTAGAAGCTTCTAGGATTTCATCTAATCCAGTATTCATTTCTACATTTTGGGTATATATAGAAGCATCTTTTGTTGGGAATAATTTATATACAGCCATGTTTTATACTTTATCGTTATTTTCGGTTTTAAATTTATTTATAGATTCAATATAAGTATTTTCAGAAGAATAAGCACTTAATAATGATTTTGAATCTTTACCATTTTTTGTTTTAATAGGTACCCCTTTACTAGGTGAGGGAGATGTAGGTGAAGTTGAAGCCTTAAAATTAGTATATATACCATCTCCAGCACCTACAGTACTAAATCTATTATTATTAAACCTATTAGGACCACCATTAGTGCCTTGTTTCACACCAGCTAAATCTGATGTAGTATCTAATGAAGAAATTTCAAATATATTACCTGGTTGTAGATTTGTATCTTCTATTCCAAATTCACTTATAGGACTTCTATTAGGGCTTATATTACCTGATCCATCCCCTCCACGTGTTACTATATCTAAATAAGTATTTGATGGGCTATATTTATGTACAAAATTATTATCAAGGTCTCCATAACCAATTGGTCCCCCCTGTGGATTAGAATTTTCTACATCTAAATTTGTTTTATTTAAAGAATTTTTTAAACTCATAATTTATTTATTATAGTGGAACAACTCTACCTTTAATATCTGTATTTGGGAATTTTAGTTCAAATACCATTGGATCTATTGATGGGTAAACAACACGTTTATATGTTGCCCCATACACATCATAAGCATAATCACTATACCCCATTACAGAACCTGCTTTATTAATAATTCTTACATCCTGTACAGTTTGTACTCCTACTATTTTATCAAGTAAAACAAATAATTCTTTAATAATAATAGGTTGGTTTATTTGCCATTTATCTGTATGGAAATATGCAGTAAGAGCATCGATACACTTTGTTAATACTTCATTATTATTAGAATTAGGCAATACTATAATTTCAAATTCTATTCCAATATTAACAACGAATGCATCTTTAATTTTAATAGCATCATTAATCATTCTATATTGGGATAGATAAGTTTGTAGATTACGTTTTAATGCTTGTGATGCAGTTCTTAATTTCTTTTGATTATCATAAGATAAAACATATAAATCTAATATTGTTGGCAATTCTCCTGGTTGATATTGTGATATTTTAGCAGGTTGTGAATATGCTTTTGCTATAACCCCTAAATTAGCAGGCATAGATAAAGCTCTAATCATGTAATCTTCTTTAGTAACTGTTCTTAATTGGTTTTGAAAGTTACCTAATGCATTTTGTCTTAATTCTTCTATTGTATCTCCATCTTGACCTCCATCTGCGGCTAAAACATTATTTGCTGCTATAGATTGGTAAGAAGTATTAGCTAAGGATGTGTTTGCTAAATTTGGATTATTAAATTTAATACCATTATCATTTACTTGAGTTAAAGTACCTGCTTCTACGTTGGAAATAATACCCCCCCCAGTTAAATATCTAACAGTTAAAGTAGTATTATAAGGAGCTAAACCATAAGTATCTGTAAATACAAAGTTTGTAGGTGAAAAAGCTGTTGTTAATTTGGTTTTTTCAAAGGGTAAACCTAAACCTACATTATCAGGATTAGGAATAATTTCTTCTGTTGTTAAACCTGTTGAACCTGCTCCAAATTGTAATTGCAGTGTATTTTCAGCTGTAAATCTTGAAACAAATCTTCTTTGTATTTCTTTAGTTCTAAGTAGGTAGGAAGCATCTAAGTCATCTGAGTAGTTTGGATCATTTGGATTGGTATTTCTAATAGTATCCATTATTACACTTTGAGCTAGATTGGGCACTTCATGCCACTCATTATCATTAGTATCAAAACAATCTAAAATTCCTATAATATTATTACCTATAATTTCAACTGTTTTGAATTTTTCTGCTCTTGCAAATGTAAAATTAATAGTACGAATAGTAGCAGATATTGCTTTTCTGGTTTTCTTTAAAAGGAAAGATGTTGGTTGATCTCCTGCTACTTCATATATAGTAGTCATAGTAGGATCCATAGAACTAGAAACTGAAAAATCACATACGTCTTCTATTAAAAAGGTTAAACCAGCATTTGTAGGACTATTTACTGTGGTATTCTCTGGAAGAGTGACACAATAATCCATATCAGGGACATTTTCATTACCTACTAATTTAGCAGGTACTGTTTGATATAAGTCAACATCTACAGACGCTACCGTAGTAACTTTAGGCGTATATCCTAACATATATGCGATATTAAACAAGTTATCTGTTTGTCTAGCGAATTGTATGAAAGTTTCTTGTATTTGGTTATCTAAGTAAAAAGATAAAACATCACCAACGTATGATGTCATTTCCATAAATAACATTCCTGTTGATTCTGGGGTGAAATCGTTATAAGTGTTAGGAAAGTATGCTTTAGTATAATCTACTAATGAATTTTTTATTGTGTTAAAATTCCTGTCAATATATCTTATGTCTCTATCTAATTCAGCCATTATTGTAGTTCTATATTTAGTTCATCTTCTATACCAAAAGGATTAATTATATAACTTAATATAAAGTTAATTGTATTAAAATCTGAGTCATTAATGAATTCTAATTGTTTTATTTCAATTTGAGGAAAACTATTATTAATTCCTGTAGATACTATTTCTTTCATTTGATCTAAAGTTGAATTAGTTACATTTTCAAATAAAAGAGCCCTTAAATCTAAACCAAAATTTGGATTAAAAACCCTCTCTCCAGTATTAGTTAAACAAAAATTTATTAAATCTGCTTGAATTTGGTCTTTTGTTTGATAAGTTGGTCTAAACACAGCATTTGCATTTAAAGGAAAACCAAAACCAATAGCTTTTCTTTTTTCTAAATCAATAGGGTTTTTATTTGAAATAATTTGAGCCATTATCTAGGTATAAAATTTGCTATTTGATCTAACCCTAATTCACCTTGTGGTAAAGTTCCATTTGCGGAATCATAACCTGCTTGAGGGTTAAAATTTCCAGGGACATCTTTTGAAGTAAAATTCATTTGAGTTTCTCCTAACGCCTGTTCATACAAATTTCTTTTATCAGCTAATGATTTACTTTGTACCATTGGTTGTTTACTTTCTACAACTGGTGAAGGCAGGGATTGTTTTGGAGATCGTACAGCCTCTAAAAGAACTTCTTTAAGTTCTTCTTGGATTGCTTCCTTTACGGCTTCTTTTATCATCTTTTTTAATTCTGTGGACTTCATTTTTTCTTATAAATATTAAATTATTATGTTTTTTTATATAAATTCTACACTTGCTTTATTTGGGTCAGTACCTCTAAGACTTGTTATCTTTAAATTATAAGCATATTTACCTTTTTTTAAAAAATTAACTGTGGTTATTGAAGTTTTTTGGATTACTTTTTTATTTACTATTGAAACTTTATCATTAGGTCCTCCTCCAATTAAAGTTGCAACAAAAGTTACGGTTGTGTAACATTTATTACCTCCAACAGTACCTCTCCCCCCATTTATAGTAATTTTAGCTTTTGCTGGTAGAGTTGTTACAAGTGCTTTACCTGATACATTTGGGAAAGAGGGCACTACAGTAGAAGCAGCTAAAAACCTGTTTGGACCCTGTCCTGTATCAAATCCTCCTGAAGATGAAGTATCTGTTCCTCCAGAAGTAGAACTTGGATCAAAACCTAAATCTTCTATTTGTTCGTCTGTTAGATTACCACTAGCAATTGCATTAAGTAATATTGGATTTGCGGGTTGCAAGTCTATCCTAAACTTAATTTCATCAATTAATACTTGAACTGATGAAGAATAAGAGAAAGATTGAGTTGGTTGGTTATAAATTTCAACTCCTGATATTCCTTCTTTACCTTTAATTCTTCTAGAAGCAAATGAATATTCATTTTGAGGATCATTTTGAATTTCTAATTTGTAACCTTTATAAAATAAGGGATCATTAGAGTTAGGCTGTAATTGGGCTAATAAATCTGCTTCTGTTGCTTGGTTAACCGCTGAATCAGAATTAGCACCTGTTGTATTTAATAAATTACTTAAATCATCACTATTTATAGAACCATCTAAACCTGCTTCTGCTAAACAAGGATTTAATAAACCATCAATAGTATTTAATTTAGCTATTAATTTATTTATTCCATCTGCTATTTGCTTTAAAGCATTAGGTATAATTGAAACCGCACCTTTTCCTGCTTTTACTAAATCTCCTAAAGTATCTGCAGCAGCCGCAGGGCCTGTTGCTAATAATGCAGGACTAAAGGGAGGTAGAGGTAGGGGTAAAAATTTTATAACATTAACCGCTATATTTAAACCTGTTAGTATTCCATCTAATGTGGTGCCTATTTTAGTAATAGTATTAATAACACCCGATACTTGTGATAAAGCAGATACTATTGTATTTTTTTGTTGGATTATTCTCTCAAGTTCTCCTTTAGGGGGACATCCTAATTCAAATTTAGCTATCATATCATTGGCCATAGCATCAAACCTAGCGGTTCCTTTTGCTAGTTTTACTACTTGTTTTATGATTATAGGACCTAACATTATTTTGTTTTACTTACTTTTGATTTATAAGATTCAATTTTATTTAACATTGTTTGTGCTGCTTGTGTCACATTTACAGCAGGTACAGGTATAGCAGCATTAGGTACAAAAGGTGGTCCTGCTCCTATTGGGGTTTGTAAAGCTGTTCCTAGTGCCACTATTTGGGCACATAAGTTTTGTAAATCTGTAAGAAATTTATTACCTAATATAATAGGTTCTGTGGCGTCTTTATTGCCTAATTTAATATCATCACATTCTATTACTGTTTTATTTGCAGCAGTTATATTAATTGAATCATTTGACCCTAAAAATATTGATTTTTCTGCACTTAATAATACGCTATCTGAATGGGCATTAAATGTTAATCTACTTGAATTTAAAATTACTTGAGGTTCAACATATTGATCAGGAACCGTTGGTTCATTGTCATATGATGAATATTTAGTATTAGCAGCATTAAGTGGAATTTGTTGTGTTGAAGTTAAATATACATTTGCTTTATCTTCGTTAATATCTTCTATTTGAGGTACCCATGGGTCTGTTGATTCTTCATGTTGACCATTTCTAATAATTGTTATTGGATCCCCATCTTCACCTTCATCAGACCATGGATTTGCAGGCATACCATCATATGAAGTTGAACCAAATCTAATACTATTACCCCATCTACCTTCATATACAACATCTCCTTCATATAATTGGAGAGGTCTTGTATCAATCTTTTCATTAAATGTCTCCCCTAAAGGAATATCTGTACTACCATCTAATACTTTTCTAACAGCTCCTGCTTCAGTTTGTTGGTAATCTCTTGCAGAATCCCCACTTAGGTTATCCCAAACAGAATCTGGTATAGCATTATGGTGAATACTATTCCATATATTTACAGGTTGGAAGTAATATTTTGTTGTTTTATTAACTTGTAATTGAGAAAAAGGATTAGGTAAAGCAATTATTTGAACTACCTCATTATGGGTGGGAGGCTGCTTCATATTAGGAAATAAGGGTAGAGCAAAATTATTGAAATCAATATTTTTTGTAGGTGATGCTAAAGGGGAATAAAATATACCACCCATCCCTGCATATTCTCCTTTTTGAATCCATTCTTTAGGGTAATCATCTGCATTTAAAATAACTCTCCTAACTCTACCAGCTAATAACCCTAGACCCTTAGAGGAATTACCTCCACCATCTTTTATAGTTGAAATTTTACCAGGTGTTGCCATTATTTTCCTTTATTCTTTTGGAGTTTTTCCATTTCTTCTAAAAGTTGGGTTTTTTCTTCGTCTGTTATTCCTAACCCTCCATCTTCACCTTGATTTTGGAGAGAACGTTGTATTATAGTAGCCATTTTAATTAAAGCTTCATCATTTTTAACTCCAATTTCCATATATTCTTTAATTAATGGAACTATTAAAGTAGCATCACCTATTTCTTGGACTAAAGGTTTTAATTCTGATATAAGGGAGGATACTTGGTCTTCACGTCTTTTTTGGTTTTGGTATATTTCTTCAAGTATGTCTGAGAATTTTTTTTTACCAAATATAATTGAATCTAGATTTCCCATGGTTGTTTTATTGATAAATATACTTAAAGTAAACCTTTAAGACGGGAAAGCACCTGTTTCTAGATATGATAAATATTTTTCTTTAAATATTTTACTTAAAATGTTAGCTATTTTTGTGATTTTTGGTGTTTTTACATCAACTTGCTCCCTAATATAAATGTATAATGCCTTTTTATTAAATATATCTATGTTATCTCGTTTCCTAAATAATTCTAATATTGCATCTGCTATTTGAGCATCATAAGGTTTTGGGAAAATATCGTAAATGTTATCTGTTATATAATCTACATACTGGTCAACAAATAAAGATAATTTATCTGATGATTTATATCCTGCAAAATCTAGTTCGTCTTTTGCTTCTCCCTCTATTATTTTTTCAACTCCTATATCCATCTTAGATGAATTTACAAATGAAGGGGATGTCATGTCTAGATTAGAGTAATTACTTAAGTCTGTAATTGGTATATTACTTAATTTTTTATTGTAGTTTTTTGTAGTATAAACAATTAACCATCGTTTTACTATAGTACCAAAATAAGAATAGGCCTTAGCTCCATTTTCTGGGTTAAATAGATGTATTTTATCAAGTAAAAATATCATAATTTCATGTTGTAAATCTTCTAAATTTTCAACTTCGGTATGATAAAATTTAAATGTGTGTATTATATTTTGAGTTAATTTAAAAAAAGGATAATGAATTTCCTTTTGATATATATTACTACGTGTTTCAAAATTTTTTTCGTTATTATATCTAACGATAGCTTGTTCTGTTTCTTTAGTAAAATAGTTCTTTTTCTGTTTCTTAGCAGAATGCTTTCTAATAATGGAATCCATAAGATTAATACTTTTTTAACTTGAAGTCGTTTAAAACTTCTTGTATGTTTTTGATTTGTTCAAAAAAGAAACCTATTTCATCATCACTTTTAAAAGAACCTTTGATGTCTATTTTTTTTACTTTTTCATCTGAAATTTCAATTACTCTTGATATTTTATCTAAGTAATCTAAATACCCAACTACAATATCTTCTGCTCTTTCATTTTTCCTTAATAAATTGAAAGTAGTAAAGCCAAATATTATGACTAGTACTGATAAAACACATATTGCAATTATATAACCAATCATAACTTATCTAACATATTTTTCAAACCTTCACTCTTTATAGAACCTAAGGCTTTGTTTTTTGTGGGTTGTTTCTTATTCCCATTCAATATATGATTTCCTTTTAACTTATCCAACCCATCTTCACCTTTAAATTTTGGCAACCATTCCTTCTCAAATTCTATTCGAGCAGCCATCATATCTGCTTGATGTATAATAAATGGAAGAGAAGTTCTGGGTTTAGTTTCTGGCATGTATGATTTTAAATATTTTTCATTTGCTGGGTCGTATAAACCATCATGTGTTTGGATTGCAACCATTTCATTAAATGTATACTTAATATCATGCTCTTGAAGTAAAAATAAACCTCTATCGGGTACTGATGAGAATGGGATTTGTTTATTATGCATGTAATCTTCACCTAATTTATCTTTTCTCCACTGATCAGTCTGAGGAATATACGATTCATGATCTTTATCACCCATTTTACCTAAATCATGGTTTAAAGCTGAAAATACTAATTCTTCTTTAGTGAATGTCGAGACATCCATTCCAAACTCACACCATACATCATATATTTTAAGAGATGCTTCAATAACTCTATTAACATGATCTACATAACCACCTGGGAATGCATTATGGTATTCTTTTTTATGTGAAGCAGGCATCATAACAATTCGATCTGCGAATTTGTTATAGAAATAAAGTAAATGCTTACTTCTAGGATCTGAAATGTAGGTGTTAATATAACCTATTAATTTTTCCCAATTAGATTGGATTTGTTCTGCTGTTAAATTCATATATTATCCGTTTCTGAGGGGTGTTGTGTATCTTTCTAAATGAGATTTTAAATCTTCAACAATTTCTTCTAATTTATCAATATTAGATTCAAATTCTTGTTTTGTGGATTGCCCCCTAAGGTTATATCTTAACCCTGCTATTAATCCCTCTACTTGGGATATTCTTCTATCAATAATTTCTTTGTTCATATTTTTGATTTTAATAGGATGTTCCTTAAACCCTAATACCTAAATAACCTTATTTTCTTTCATCATCTTTTCCTTCCTAAACCCGTATCCCAAACGTACGAATAAAAAGGTGTGACTCCAAGTTATCCTTTTAAACCTTCTAAAATGTCTTGTATTTTTTTGAGTAAAGCACACCTTTCATATTGTTCTTCATCCTCAAAGAATTTTATACCCAGTTTTACTGTAGTTTCTAAATATGGGTCATTGTGTTTTTCTAGTGAAGAGATATGATCTTCATTACTTAAATTTATTTTACTTATGTAATGCCATGCTCTATTATACGTTACCCATTCTCCAGCATCAGACATTTCATCAACATCTAAATCAGAGTTGGATTCCTTAAAGAATTTTACTATCTTTTTGTTAAAGTTTAGATTATTTAATATTAATTTCTTATACATTCCTATGAAATAAGCAGGTGATTCTTTAAAATTAATGAACACTTGATCATCAACCCCATTAGCTTCTTCACCTGAGGAGAATAATGAAAATATATTATCCATGTTTAAACTCATGTTGATAAATATTAATTCTTATCAATTTCTAATTCCAAATCTGAAATTTGTTCGGTAATTTTTTCATATTCCGCTATAAGGTTTAATCCCTCCATATTACTTGGGTGATACAACCATAACATTTCCTTCTGTTCTTGCAGAAATATCAGATTATTTATCATTTCATTTTTCAATTCACTTGAGGATGGTTTGTATCTTTTCATAGTATGACATTTTATACTTGAAATATAAGGAAGCTCTTTCGAGCTTCCAAATTTTTATGTTATGTTTATTGTTTTTTATGATTTTCCTGCATTTAAATCTACTTCCCAACTAATTTTCATTTGAAGAGCATTAGAAAAAGTATCACCCTTTCGTAACTGTTTTTCATTAAAACTAATACCATATCCTAAACGTATTAAAGTATCAATTTCTTCAGGTGCAACATCTAATTCTATTGGAACCATAACAAATTTAACTGTAGGATTTCTCTCTATTTGTTCTTTAATTAATGGTCCAGTTACTGTCATAGCAAATTTATCAGCACCTGTTTCTGTATTAGCATCTCTTGCTGAAAAGTTAACCTTAGTTCCATCTGGATTTTCTAGATTATCAGAGGCCTGTCGTTGTTTATCTACAGCTATATTTTCTTCATCATTACTACCATTAACCATAGAATTAATAGCAGAACCAACTTGAGAAGTAAAAGCCTGTGCATCTTCAAATTGTATTAAAGCTTTAGCCATATTATTTGCCTCAGTAAGTAGTGTATTTGTTAATTCAATTAATTCTACTTTTCCTTTAACTTCTTTTTCTAATGATTTTGTTGTTCTATCTTTCTCTTCATTTGCAATTGTATCTTTTCTAGTATTATAATCACCCAACTTTGATTCCATATCTTTTTTAGCATCCTTAATTACTTGATTATCATCCGCAGTTAATTCTTTTAATTCATCTTCCTCAGATGCTAATTCTGATTCATTGTCAGCTTTCTCTTCCTCACTATCCACTAATTTTTGTTCAAGGCTCTCAACTTCTGCTTCTAATAATTGAAGTTTTGATTTAGCTTCAGTTATTTGTTTATCAATTGTTTTATTTTCAGATTCAGCATCATTTTTCTTTTTTGTTTCTGCTGCAGCATCAGAATTCGCATTTTGAATTTGATCTTTTATTTTTGCTATTGCTGCTTCTCTAGCACTTATGTTATCATTTATTTCTGCAAGTTCCTTATCAGCGCTACTTTTATCATCTTTAGCTTTATCAAGGTCTGTTTGGAAGGTTTTTTTCTGGTCTGTTTTTTGTTCTCTTGATTTTTCTAAAGCTTCTATATCTTGTTTTATTTGTTCAACACTAGCCTCTTTAGTAGCTAGTTCTGTAGCTTCAGCTTCTGTTAATCCTCCACCTTCATCTCTTTTTATAATTAAAGCTTGAATTCTTGTTTGTAAATCATCATCTTCATCTTTTTTATCACTGATGCTTGTTACTATAGCTTCAATTTCAGTTTCTAATGTTGCGATTGCACTTTCAAGTGTAGATATTTGTGTGGTAAGGGTTGCAATATCTGCTTCAGTTTTACTTTTTTCACCATTATCTTCAACTAAACCAGCTTCTTCAACCTGAAGCTCTTTACCCATTTTCTCAATATCCCTTCCTACTTTCTCTAAAAACTTAGTAGCATCTCTTATTATTTGTTCATTTGCGGATTTTTGATCTTCTAAACTAGGAATTTGAGCTTCTAATATTTTTTTATCTTTAGTTTTTTCTTTTAATAAATCTTTATATCCCGCGATTAAATTAGTTAATTTTTCAATTTCTCTCTTAGTTGTTTCTATAGATAATGGAAGAGTTTCAAGTTGATTTAACATAAATGTATGTCGATCTAAGGCTTCTTGATATTCTTCCCACGCCGCACGCAACTCAGCCCCATAACTTCCATATGTTTCTCTAATTTCATTCTTTTTATTTTCAGATGGAATATTCCCTTCATGTTGGGCTCTATATCCTCTTATCTTTAATTCTATTAATTTTATAAAAGCTTTTAATTCATTATTAAATCTCACCTCCCAAACCTCAAATGTTTCAGTTAAACTAGAAGCTATATCAGAGTCTAATTGTTTTTCTTCACATGAATTCCTTTTATCACCTAACTCACCTCTTTTACTTTCAAGCTCACTTATTTTATTATTTTTAGCTTCAATTTGGGAATCTAAAGAAACACCCTTATTAACAATAGAATTTACCAAATTGTTAACAGGATCATCTACTACTGATGTTATAGAAACAATTTGACTTTGTTGAAATGAATAAGTTTCATAATACCCATTATATAATTGGGTAGCTTCAATTAATGTAGTTTCAGCTGCTGCTAATTTATTACCTGTTTCTCTAATTTGACCTGCTAGTTCATTTGAAACAGCAGTTAAATCTTCTCTTAATTGTGTCTTATCAGAGATTTCACTTTCAATTTCTTTTATAGATGATTTTGTATCCGAAATTAAATCTTTTAATGCACTATGTCTATTTTCTAAATCCTCTAATTCTTTTTCAAGAACTGGGATTCTCTCATCACCTTCTTCTGCAAGATCTAAGATTTTTTGAATTTCATCTCTTCTTTTTTCATTCTTGTCTTTTTCTCTTTCTAAAGTTTCTAAAGAATCTCTATTATCAGTTAGCAATCTAGAGAAACTATTAATTTCTTTGTTTAATTCTGTTATTTGTCTTAATTTCTCATTTTGATCTGCTGATAAAGCTTCAAATTCTGCTTGATAAGTATCTTTTTCTTCTTGTGCTGCTTTCATTCTACTTTCAGCAGTATTTAATAATGTTAAACTAACAAAAGAAGATTGAATTACTCCTTCTACGTTAAATGTGTTTTCTCCTGGGTCGGCCATAATGTGTGTGTTTTTTTTAGTTTTAAATAAGGTTACCTCATTAATAAATATTAATTTTTTCCTGAATAGTATAAGATATTACATAAAAGATTAAAAAATCTCATATTTGATATAAACATATATTACTCTTATGTTCACAACCATTATAAAACTAAATTATTATGCTATATAACGCGCGATAATGCGCATATACGCGGTGTATTTTGTTAAAAGAAAAAATGTTTTAACCAAGCAAATAAACCATTTAAATTAAGAGCGACTAAATTCCATTGTTTTCTTATTATAACTTGGAATAAAATACAAACAAAACCCATTATATATAAAGCAGGTTCTATTGTCCACTGTGCTGCTATTAACAACCCAGCACCCATATATCCAACTCGAGCACCTAATCTTTCCATTGGTGTGAGTTTTCTATTTCTAACTAATGATTTTAAAAAAGACATCTTCATTTTTTTACTTCTACTTTTAACTTGTTGTTCGGTATGCATGTATATAAAAAATAATACAATTACAAACCATATTACGAGCATACCTATTATAACTAATTGAAAATTACCCATTTTTTATTTTGGTTAAACGTATGGTAAAATTATGTTAAAATCTAGTTTTAGGTATTACGAAGTAATGAATTATTTGTTACTAGGTACATTTTCACCAAGCTCTTTTAAGATTTGGCGGTATTCTAGTTTTTCAAGTTTAGATAGTGAGGCATACCATGTAGGGAAATCTCCTCCTTTAATTTTAAACAGTTCTTCTCTTAAGTTTCTCATCAGATTTTAATTTATAAATACGTATATACGACCTATACATATCTTTTACCGAGTGTTTCGATTGCCTCTATTGCTTCTTTTAGGGGTATGTCGAAAAATTCTCTATTGTTGTTTACTCTATATGATTCTAATTCTTTATGAACTTCTTTTTCTAGTTGTTCACCGTTGAAGCATTGGAATGCCCATTCTAAATCAAAGGGTAATGCTACTCCTGTTGAAGAACCAACTTGTTTGGCTCTTATGTCAGGTTCATTTTTAGTATACCCAATTTTTAGGAAATTTGGCATTGATGGGTTAGATAAAACATACACCCATTGGTCTCCTTTACCACGATTTTTGTAGATATCTTTTCTTCTGGAGGTGTAATATGTTACTTTATCCCATCCATCATCATCTATCTCAAGTGTGTAATATCTAATAGGTGAATTTAAATTATCTTCTTCTTTACTGAGATAATTAGATGATTCGTTTAGGGAAAGTTTTTTAATAGACATGAGCTAGTTGTAAAAAAGCCCCCTTGCGGGGGCATATTAATATTATTGAGCGTATTCTAAAGCTAATTCAAATAAATCTTTATTGATCTTTTGATCTTGTTTGAAATTTTTAATTTCTCTCGCTTTTCTAACTTTGTTAGCCGCTATGTATTCAAAATCACCACTAATGATTTTTTCTTGTACTACATTAAATACACTCCAAAGATCATTACCTTCATCTTCTATTCTAGTAGGTGTAAGTAAATCTTCAAAATTAATCTTAATTCTTTTTAACTCTTTATCTGTGAATCTAGTATTAAGAGCTTTTTTAGCGAAATCAACTGCTTGATTTTGACCAAGCTCTGTTTCTTTCATTTTATTCATTGATTCAACAGTTAAAGGTAATTTTTCAACCATATCTTTGATTTTAACCTGAAGCTCTTCGAATGAATAACCCATATGTCTCATTTTAACATCTTCAAATGTTGAAGTTGATATAACTAATCCATTTTCACAAACCATTCTAAATAGACCCGCTGTAAAAGTAAATGCATTTTTACCATCGTGGCTATTTGTAAGTAAGACTTGTGGGAAAACTGTATCTCCATCTTCACCATTAATAACAACATCTGGATTTCTAAATACTACTAGGTGTTTTTGGAAACCTTTAGTACTATTTTTTCTAGCTTTAACTGATTTTGCATCAACAACACCCCAACCTAATAATTCCATATCATCTATGACTTTTGATGTTGGAATGTGGGTATAGTGCTTAGATACTTCATTTGAAGCTTTATCTGCAAAAATAACAGGACATACTTCTTTTAACTCTTTTCTACTTAAAACTTCACTTTTTTCTAAATTTAACATAACTTTGATTTTTGATTTATATTGTTTCTTAATTTTCTTATGCCATAAATATACGAACAGTATCCTGGGGAGCCAAGTTTCCTGCGCAAGAAAGAAAGAAAATGTGCGATTACTTTAAACTATTGCGAGATCAAATGGGCCTACACCTTTTATATAGTAAGAATCTTGAGGAATTGGTGTATTTGGTGTAAACTCAAATTCACCTGTTGCGCCAAATATAGATATTGACCATTTTGTATCGCTCATTACAATTGAATCTTCTGATATTCCACCGGTTAAAATATTAATTGATCCTGTTAATGAGATATCTGCATTTAGGTTTTGGTTGATATTGCTATTGCCCTCTAATGTGAGATATCCAACTGGGTACTGTCCTTGGGAATTTTTACTATTAGTAATTACAAATGTTTTTTTACCATTTATTGATTCTCCTAATGATCCACTTCCTCTTGTATCTGCTGCTAAATAAGTTGCCATGTTTTTATGATAAATATTGGAGAGTATATACTTTTGTCGATATGAAAGATTTTTTTAAAAAAAGAACCGCGAAATTACGATTTCTATGTGGGTGAGGCAAAATGGTAAAATGACAATTCAGTGTACGTATGGGAACATTATTATTTATTCTCTAAGTATCTATAAATCTTCCACATACAATATGTAAGTAATATAATTTGAATCTCTAATATAATGTAAATGTCCATGAGTATACATAGTTAACCCACCCTCCTTAATTAAAGATATAGGTATATACAATCGATGGTGTAGAGGTGTACTCGATCTAATAATCCGTCTAAATCCTTTTTTGACACATACACGTATCGATGGACGGCAGCATTACGTGGGTATTACATATAGATATGCGCGTACGTACGCCGGCTAAACGCATATCATGCTATATAATATATTAAGTACAACACATCATGTTATTAATAATAAGGTACACATCCGGTACACAATAGGCACGACAGCATTATATTCTATATTACAATAACATACCGACATAGATTCCCCTACGCATGTAGGAAGTACGGTATAAGTAAGCGCCACCAACAGCATATTATACTGCGCTGGCCTTACCTACACCACATTAATCACCCACACAACATATTATGCTGTTACATGCGATTCTGCCCATACTTTATATAACGCTGGATGACCAAATGGATTATCATTTAAATATGCAACACAGTCGGTATGATCTGCTTTAATCCATTCGGCTCTTTGAATAATACCATTAACAAATAATTCGGCATTGAAATATCTATCCATTTCCTCATATTTGCTAGTAGGCATTTTATCATACCCATTAGGTGTAGCTGTTGTTTCTCTCCATTTTGCTACCATATGTGGAACCACTCTACCTCTATCGTTCTCAACTTGTTCTACCATAATTGAAACTGGAAAATCAATACCATTACCTGGTGTCATTAAACCATACTTAGTTAATTCTCTTTGGATTGTCCCTACTGCATTTTTAATATCTACTTTTTTCATAACCTTTATTTATTTATCTTATTTACCCTGTAAATATACGAACAAGGAGTACGGTAGCCAACCACTTTCGCGATTACTTTAAACCTGTTTTGGAGACATATGGCCAGTATGTTCTCATGTGGTGACGGTGAACCTCATTACAATCGTAATATACGACCTTTCCTTGCGGTATCCAAATATTTTTACATATGTGTTTGTGAATATCCATGAAAAGGCGTGAATAGCGCGCGGTTCACGAGTATATACTTCGTCGTTATGGAAGGGTTGGGGGCGCGCAATAAATGGGTTAATACGGGACTCACTTTATCCCACATAACACATCACCGTTTTGTCATATATTGTAATATTTTTATATAGGTATTCCACACGTGAACACATGTTTGTCATCCAT